CAACGTAAGTAAAAACCGGTACTACGGTTAATTCCTTTCTTCTAATTTCTTACACCTTATGCCAGCAAAAAGAAAGTCTCAGTCCCCTATCGTTCCATTTGGAATGAGTAACAAGCACATGAAAAGAAAGAAACCACTCAATTCAGACTTGATGAAAACCATCGAGCCTCTAACAGAGAATCAAGAAGAACTTTTCCGATGCTACAAAAACGACCAGAACGTAGTTGCTTATGGTTGTGCCGGTACTGGAAAGACCTTCATCACCCTCTACAATGCTCTTAAGGATGTCTTTGATATGAAGACACCTTATGAGAAGATCTACATTGTCAGGTCCCTTGTAGCAACCAGAGAGATTGGTTTCTTACCAGGTGATCATGAGGATAAGTCATCCCTGTACCAGATCCCGTACAAGAATATGGTGAAGTTCATGTTTGAACTTCCAACGGAAGGAGATTTTGAGATGCTATATGGCAATCTCAAAGCACAAGGAACAATTTCTTTCTGGTCTACTTCATTCATCCGGGGCACCACCCTTGATAATGCAATCGTAATTGTTGACGAATTCCAAAACTTAAACTATCATGAACTTGATAGTATTATTACCAGAGTTGGTGAAAACAGTAAGATTATGTTCTGTGGTGATGCTACCCAAACAGATCTTATCAAAGATAGAGAACGAAATGGTATTGCAGATTTTATGAAGATCTTGCGAGTCATGCCATCAGTCGATATCATTGAATTTGGAGTAGATGATATCGTTCGATCCGGTCTTGTTAAAGAATACTTACTCGCTAAACTAGAAATGAATCTCTAATGAATTTTATTCATCATAATTATCTCGGTGATCTTGAACTAAACAAAAAAGAAACCAATGGCATCCGTCTCTATAACATCCCTAATGGAGATTGGGTGCCTTCTATTACGTCTGTAACTTCATTTTATAACAGAGAAATCTTTGTTAAGTGGAGAAAGAGAGTCGGTATAGAAGAAGCAAATCGTATCACAAAGAAAGCAACTACTCGTGGAACTGATTTTCATGAAGCAGTTGAAGTGTATATGAGAAATAATGAAATAAATTGGGAAGACTTTCGTCCTCTCACAAAGTTCATGTTTCATCATGCTAAACCATATCTGGATAAGATAAATAACATACACGCTATAGAAAGAACTCTGTACTCAGAGTATCTTGGATTAGCAGGTAGAGTTGACTGTATCGGAGAGTACGAAGGCGAACTCGCAGTCATCGATTTTAAGACATCCGAAAAAATTAAACCAGAAGAGTGGCTAGAGAACTATTTTGTTCAGGAAACTTTCTATGCTGCTGCCTACTATGAGTTGACTGGTATTCCCGTCAAAAAACTTATCACCATCATGGTTACTCCTGGTGGTGAGGTCGAAGTATTTGACAAAAGGAACAAAGGGGATTATATTAAATTATTAGTTCGGTATATTAAAAAATTTGTATCTCACAATCTTAGGTCAGAGAATGGAGAATGAACTAGAAAAAGTATTAGAGAGTAAGTTCTTTTGTCCATCACGTTTTGCACAAGAAATCGAATCTCTTGTGCAACATAACGAAGGAATGAACTACATTGATGCAATTATTCACTTCTGTGATCTGCAAAGTATTGATGTAGAATCTGTTCCCAAACTTATTTCTAAACCTCTCAAAGACAAACTAAAAGCAGAAGCAATGGAACTCAACTTCTTAAAGAGAAGTTCCAGAGCAAAATTGCCCTTGTAGTTCCCTTTCAAAGGGAAAAATTTTTCCGGCAAAAAATTACCATATTACTTTTTGATGATGCCGTTTGACGCCTACAAACAATACCTTTCCCTGAAGAACCACTTCACGAAAGAAAAGTATGACTACCATAAGTATTGTGGTAAAAGTCGTGCTACTGTACAATCTTTCTACAAAAGGAAAGACCGTTTCTGGTTTGAAAAAATAGCAAGAAATAAAAACGATAAAGAAGTCATTGAGTTCTTTGTGTCTAACTTTATCACCTGCACTGATCCAAGTAAGCTTTGGATTGGTGAAATGATTCGCGAAGGTGAGGGTAGATACACTTCATGGAAGAAACGAACACAGTCTCTTGCGTATGTTTTTAAAGAAGAGATGCAGAAAATACTCTCTGGAACTGATTTAGATTCTGCATTTATAATTTCTAATGGGCATCCATTAGTTCTAAAAAAATATCTGAGTGGTGATATCTCAATCGAGACCCTAGTGATATGTGATAAAATTCTTGGTTACCGAACTGACTATGACAAAAAACTAACAGACCCTGTATGGGAAACAGTTAGTCTACGGATGAAGAAGTATTCTCCGTTCCTAAATATCGATGTATTCCGTTATAAAAAAATTCTTAAGGAGGTTGCGTTACAGTAATGAGTTTCTTTGATTCCGAAGTTGTCCGTGCTGAGATGACTGAAATTAGTGAATTGCAAGAAGATGTTTATCGCAATGTCTTTACATTTCCAACGATGAGTAAAGAAGAAAAACTTTTTCATGTTGGACTTCTGGAAAAATTGATAGAGAAACAAAAAATTCTCTATGCTCGTCTGAGTTTATCTGATGATCCAGAGGCAAAACTTATGAAACAAAATATTGTTGACTCTGCACAAATGATGGGACTCTCATCAGATGTTGATATGAATATAGTCTTTTCCAATATGGAACAGATGCTTGAGGTGATGAAAAGCCAGATTGACAAAAACGAATCCGACCTATAGAATAGACGGGTACACACAAGCCAAATACGTACAAATCTAAAAATCTTATGTCTTTCGCAAATCTTAAAAAGCAATCCTCTCTTGGATCCCTGACTTCTAAACTGGTCAAGGAAGTTGAGAAGATGAACAATACTGGTGGCGGTGGAGATGACCGTCTCTGGAAACCTGAAATGGATAAGACTGGCAATGGTTATGCCGTTATCCGTTTTCTGCCTGCCCCTAACGACGAAGAACTTCCTTGGGCAAAAATGTACTCCCATGCCTTTCAAGGTCCTGGTGGTTGGTACATTGAGAACTCACTGACCACTATCGGTCAAAAGGATCCCCTTGGTGAGTATAATCGTGAACTCTGGAACAGTGGCAGTGATGCCGATAAGGATACTGTTCGTAAGCAGAAGCGTAAACTGTCCTACTATGCCAACATCTATGTGGTGCAGGACAAAGCAAATCCACAGAACGAAGGTAAAGTCTTCCTTTATAAGTTTGGTAAGAAGATCTTTGATAAGATCATGGAAGCAATGCAACCTGAGTTTGAGGATGAAACTCCCATCAATCCCTTTGACTTCTGGCAAGGTGCTAACTTCAAACTGAAAATCAAGAAGGTTCAAGGTTACTGGAATTATGACTCGTCTGAATTTGATCGCACTGCACCACTCTTGGATGACGACGATGCTCTTGAGGCCATCTGGAAGAAAGAGTATTCGTTGACTGCCTTGACTGCTTCGGATCAATTCAAGACTTATGAGCAACTGCAGAATCGTCTGCAAATGGTTCTAGGACAGAAGTCTTCCCGTCCTCGGTTCGATGAAGAACTGGAAGATGAAAGTGAAGGGCGTGGTTCTTTTACTCCTGACTTTAAGTCAAAGGCACCTGAACCCACTGCTGACTTCAATGCACCAGATATCACACCATCTAAGTCTGTTGACTCTGATGAGGATGATGCTCTGTCTTACTTCCAGAAACTTGCTGAAGAATGATCAGTTATAAATTCTAATATTATCAGCAGTCTTAAGGGTTTCACTCGTATATTGAGTGGAACCTTTTTTGTATGTCATCATTTCTTCTAGATCATCGCGAACAACACTTAGGTATTGTGGTTTAAGTAAGAATATATTTCTCTTTGCATCTTCTAATTCAACTTCATATTCATAGTTTGTGACTGGAATTGATATATTAGCCAGATCAACTAAAGTGTCACTCCTTGTGTCTGTGTACTTGAAAGCAAATGTTTCTTCTGTTTTAAGACCAGCCTTCACAAATACAATACCATTACTATCTTTTACTTCAGTTGTTTCATAGTGATGAACTCCATTAAAAAGATTATCATAAGTACCATATTTTTCTAACATGGCCCTGTCAAACTCTAATTGTTGTAGAGGCCATTCCTCAAATACGTTTATGATATTATTGCAAGTAAGAACTAACCAATCTAATCTTGAATCTTCGTAAAAATCAAAGGCAACATTATCAGGTCTTTTATCTCCCGTAATTTTGTACTTTGTGAAGAAAGAAACATTTTGGAAGATGTCTTCCCGGAGTGCTCCTTTCTTGAATAAATTTTTAACTCTAATATAATCAGAGATCTTAGCATCAGGAAGTCTGCTAACGTAATCAAAGTCGGGGAGTTGTCTGAAGTAATTTGACATTTTAGAAACCTATTGAAGTGTCGCCATCGTTAGCATATTCGTCATTAAATACAGGTTCAAGTTCACTAAAGTTTAATGACATTTCATATGATGTCATTGCACCATCTGAGAAGGTGGAATAGTTATTCTGTGGAGTATAATTTACATTAACTCCGGTACAAGCACATTCTTTTATCTTGCCCATAAAGGGATTTTCACCTCCTGCTGGTCCACGATATAAGTATTGTATTTTAAATGTATGAGGAGATTTTAAGAATAGATTTGACTCAGTTCTTTGAACTGCAGATCCTTGCTTAAAAAACCTAAGAATTTTTACAATCTCTTTACTCTCTTCTGATTGTCTTGCAGTGAATGTAAACTTAAAAGAGAACTGCCTAAGCGATGGACCACTGAATAGCAATTCCATATTTGGATTAAAGACTGCTCCAGTTGTTCTTGTCAGTAATTGACCTCCAACTCCTGCTGCTTGACCTGCAATCGCTACACCAACAGCAGTTTTTAAACTCTCATTACTTCCTCCAACTGCTGCGACAATATTTTTTGTTGCTAATTCGGCACCTTTTACTCCGTCACTAATAGTATTCAGTGCAAACTGTGCAGCTGCAACTTCTATATTATTCATACTTTGGGATCCCCAACTGACTTGATTGTTGTCAGATATCCCACCAGGTATTGGTAAAATTACAGTCCCTAATATTTCTCTTTCACCAGAATTTCTTTCATCTGTATTAATACCAAAACCAGATTTCATATTAATATCTGATGGAACATACTTTACCATTGTAAATTTAAGAACATCTTGTCCTGTAACACCAAGGTCCAATGGATATACATGATTACCGAATGAACCTGATGCAGATCTAGTTCCCCCTTTTTCACCTACCTTTAAACTCACAAGCGCAGATGGACTGGTTGCAGCATCTAATTGATCAGCATCACTTAATTTAGTATCTTCATTGGCATCATCACTTGCATCTTCTATTGCTTGCACATCAGCATTATTTTTAATTGAATCTATTGCAAGACCTCTACCTTTAAGTTTATCTGCACCCACTCTTTTGAATGATTTATTAACCTGTGCATCAAGATTTTTATGTATTCCACTATCGGTATTATTTAAGTCATTCTGAAGACCTGCTCCGGCAACAGGACCACCTTTAGGTCCACCAGTAGCCATTAGTGGGTAATCGGGATCACTAAATTGATATGTTTTTCCACCATCTTTTGATATCGCTGCAGGTCTCCATTGACTTTTATCATTTTCAATGAAAATTACTCTCGTTGATCCAGTTATAGCACCACTAGAATCTTTAGTTAGGTACGTGACTGCTTGGTGAGTTATTGGTACGTTAGCCTGAGCAGATGTGGAAAGTTGATTCTTATTAACTATGGTAGTTTGATTTGTTGTAGCAATAACAGCATTAGTATCTGTATTTTCGGGCACCCAGTATTCTGCCTCGCCATCTTTTACCTGTTGTTGCGTTCCTTCTCTAAATGCGGGTGCCATTAAAAAAATGCTTTTTACTTATTTAGTACGAATTTTCCATATTGTAATGATAACAATTCATCAAGTTCATCTTGTTGTACTATGTATACTTGACTCCCCAACTCTTCCCAGGTGTATTGTCTATATTCTTGATGATGAAAATTAATACCACGAAATCCCCAGTTGAATAATTCTGTAACAGCAACTAGAGGATGTTGATCATATTCAATGTTTGGAGTTTTTGCATAATAATAAAAGGTGCATATGTTTCCCACTTCAGGTATAGGAGTTACTGTATCATTTAGTGCATAGGTAATTAGTGTCATTCTATCATCAACATTACTCTCAGATTTAATTTCGTTAATGACAGATTCGATACGGTTCATTTGATACCTAATTCGTCCTCGGTGATGATCTTAAATTCAATTTTTCTATCAGCACAAAACTCATGAGCAGCTCTCCACTTTGCTTTATTAATTTCCCAAGTAGTGCATTCATAGATGTATGATTTAGTCACCCTCTTTCTTTTTGCTGGAGGTTTTGTTTGCTTCTTGGGTTTTACCTCAATTACATAAGTTTTAACTTCACCTGTGCTCTCTCTTACCTTTATAATAAAATCGGGAAAGTATTTGTGAACACGATTATCTTTTGGCGAAACATATGGGATATGAAATTCTTCACTTCCCCATTGGAGAATGCTCTCATTTAGATCACACCAACGACAAAACTTGCGTTCCCAACTACTTCGACATATAATATTTGTGTAGTCACCTTTATATTTGTTGGGATATGACGGTCTGTATTTACTCTTGATACTTTCTGCCATACATAATATATAAGGTAAAAACTATTTATAGATGGCACTCACCGATAGACTTGGTAAATCTAAAACAATTGCCGAGATTAAATCATCATTATTACATCCTGCTTTAACATCACACTTTGATGTTGAGATTCCCTTTCCTTCTGCATTGAGATCACTTCTTGGTGTTAATCAAAGGTCGTTTAATTTGTCATGTAGTGAAGCTAGTCTTCCTGGATCCCAACTAACAACTTTTGAGAATAATAATGATCGTACAGGTGTGACCGAGAAACATGCATATAGAAGGCAGTTTGATGATAGGATAGATCTTACATTCTATGTTGATGCGGAGAAGTATACGTCAATTCGTTTCTTTGAGAGATGGATATCATTCATTATGAATGAAGATGGAGGAGGTATCCAAGGAGGAAACGCATTAACTGAACAACAACCGAACATTGCATCAAGAGCATATCATTATAGAGCAAGATATCCAAATGAATATATTATGGATCAAGGATTGAAAGTCACAAAGTTTGAAAGAAACTATCAAAATTCTTTAACCTATAATTTTGTAAGAGCCTTCCCACTTTCTGTTAGTGCGATGCCACTTTCTTATGATGCTTCTTCATTATTAAAAATAACTGTGTCAATGAGTTATATTAGATACTATCTTGGTAGATCAATTACTCCTACAACACCATCTAGACCACCAACACCTACTATTCCTGAACAAGCACAACAGAATAATAAATTTTTCTTTGATGCTAATCTTGATCTTGATTATGATAAGATTATACCACAAACTCCTAATGGGATTGACTTCAAGAATATTGGAGCAAGTGTTCCATCCATCTCTCAAGCATTTGGAAATCTTTCATAATAACCCATCTAAATAAAATTACTGAAATTCTATAGGACATCATGCCTTTACCAAAGATTGCCACACCGGTATATGAACTTGAATTGCCATCTACAGGTGAGACAATTCAATACAGACCATTCCTTGTAAAAGAGGAGAAAGTTCTTGTGATTGCTTTAGAGAGTGAAGATACAAAGCAAATCACAAATGCTATCAAGAATGTAATTAAGAACTGCATTCAAACCAAAGGTATTAAAGTGGAGACTCTCCCAACCTTTGATATTGAATTCTTGTTCTTAAATATCAGAGGTAAGTCAGTCGGTGAAGAAATTGAAGTCACAGTGACTTGCGCTGATGATGAAGAAACTCAGGTACAACATAAAATTAATCTTGATGATATTCAAGTTCAAAGAAATGATGACCATACTAATAAAATTAAGTTAGATGATACTATCATGATGGAAATGAAATATCCATCTCTTGATCAATTCATTAAAAATAATTTTGATTTTACTGAACAGAATGCTATGGAGCAATCATTTGATTTGATTGCAAGTTGTATTGATAAAATTTATACTGAAGATGAAGTGTGGGCAACTGAAGATTGTACTAAGAAAGAGATTGTTGAGTTCTTAGAACAGATGAATTCTTCTCAGTTCAAAGAAATTGAGAAGTTCTTTGAGACAATGCCAAAACTTTCTCATACTGTTAAGGTTAAGAACCCAAATACTAAGAAGGAAAGTGAAGTGGTAATTGAGGGATTGGCGGGTTTTTTCGCGTAGCCATGATCCATATGGATCTGGAGAACTACTACAAACTTAACTTTGCCTTGATGCAGTACCATAAATATTCATTAACTGAGATTGAAAACTTGATGCCTTGGGAACGAGACATCTATGTTGCACTACTACAACAACATCTTGAGGAAGAAGAGTTAAAGCAAAAGCAAAGGAATGCCATCTAGTAAATTCGGTTCTAAGTTTTTCGGTGAAAGATACCAGCAGTATGTTGATGAACTTACTGCTGAAGGGACCATTGATGGTGAAAAATTATCTCCCACTGAAAGAAAAGAAGGATTTAAGAAAAGAAAAGATAAAGTAGATTTTGAAAAATTTGTTGAGAAAGTTATAAGTAAAAAGAAATCTGCCGCACCATCGATGTCCGGTAGAAGAACATCACTCGGTGGTGGTGGCGGTGGTGCTATTGTAAAAGCACAGAGAGTTAGTGCTGGAAAGATTGTTCCTCAACAAGTAGGTGAAGAGACTAAAGAAAATATGGATGAAATTCTGAAAGGAATTGATTCTATCCTTAATAGTTTAAGAGAGCAAGAAAATATAAAGAAAAAGCAACTCAAATTGCAACGTAGAACCACTGAAAAACGGAAGAGAAAAGCATCTGAGGATAAGTTAGAAGGGGGAATATTTAAAGGACTAGTAAAAGCAACAGATAAAGTTCTCAAACCAGTCAAAGGATTATTTGAGAGGGTATTTGATTTTATTAAGACTGTTATTCTTGGTAGAGTTATAATGAAACTTCTTGATTGGATGGGTGATTCTGATAATCGGAAAAAATTAACTGCTATTGGTAAGTTCTTAAGTAAGACCTGGCCTGCACTTCTCTTTGCTTACCTTGCATTTGGTAATGGTCTGGGTAGATTCATCACCAAGATGATCTTGATGACTTTAAAGTTCATCCCTAAGATCGCAATGACAATTGCAAAACTTGCTGCTGCTCACCCATTGGCAGCTGCTGCAATCGCTGGTGCTGGATTATTTGTTGCAGGTGCAGTCATTCCCAAATTAATGCCAGGAACAGTTGATGAACAAGAGAGAAAAACTGCTGCTGAACCAGGAACTGCCGAAGAAAAAATTAAAAAACTTGAAGAGCAGAAATCAAAATTAAACTTCCTTGAGAGGATGCAGGGAGTTGGTGCAGAAATTGATGAACAAATAAAGTTCTTAGAGACTGGAAAGACTGCTGCATATTCTGGTGGTGGAATTGTTCGCGGATTTGCTGGTGGTGGTCATGCCATGGCACATGGAACAGACACTGTTCCTGCTATGCTAACTCCAGGTGAGTTTGTTATGAGTCGTGGTGCAGTTCAAAAATATGGATCGAATACACTTGCATCAATGAATGCTGCTGGTGGTGGAACCAATAGACCCACGATGTTAGATGGAACTTTGTATGCAAAAACTGGTGGCCACGTTCATGCCGGTCCTGATACTGAACCAGCAGAGAAAAACAGACAGTCTGCTGAAAGGCAACCTGAAGTTCCAGCAGGTGATTTTGATCCAGCGGCCATTAGTGCAGCACTCTCAAAACAATATGGAGTTGATGCTCCTACATCAGTCCCTACAGCGACTGTAAAAGCATCTACCCCTCTGATTCCAGGAACTGATAAAGATAAAAGTAAAGCACAGTTATCTGCCGAAAAAGCAAATGCAGAACTTCTAAGTTTTATTTCCAAAGGTGAAGGAGGATACAACTCAATGAACCAAGGAACTTCTGGTGGGGGAATAATTGGAAGCACTCATAATGCATCATCTATTCTTGGAAAGAATTTGCCAGACATGACTGTTAGTGAAGTTATGTCGCATCAAGCATCTGGTAAGTTATTTGCTGCTGGTCGTTATCAAATTATTCCATCTACGATGAAACTTGCAGTTGCCCGTGCTGGAGTTTCTCCTGATGATATGTTTGACCAAAAAACTCAAGATAAATTGGGGTTAGCATTAATTTATAATGGACAAAGACCTACACTTTCTGGTTATTTACAAGGAAAGAATGATAACCTTCACGGAGCAATGTTAGATTTGGCACTGGAATGGGCATCAGCACCTCATCCAGATACTGGAAGATCAGCATATCCTCCAGCAAATAAAAGTAGTCATACTGTTGGTGAAGTTGAAGCAGCACTTACAAAAGCAAAAGAAATGGGTGCTGGTAAGTTTATGAGTGCGTCACCATCATCTTCTATAGCAAAAAGTGGTAGTACTTCTAGTAGTATCTCTTCTACTAATGGAGGAGGGGCCACAGAAAAACCGAAGATGAGTGATGCAGATCAACTTGCGTTTGCTACAGGTAGGAAAGGAGCGTTTGATTATAATAAAATTAGAGAACAAATTGGAACAAAAACTTCCTCC